TCAGACGTCATTGTTGAGCTGCCGCCGTATCAGTGGGGGATCATTGATGAAGTGGTCAACCGCGACATGCCGGAGTATTGAATGCCTACATTACGAGAATTTCAGTCACAGCGGCCCAACCGGATCATCTACGACACGATGACCTTCAGTCATCCGGCGTTTGGCGCTATTCGGCTGGTGGCAAACCAGATATACCCAAAGACGTTCGCCGGCCAGGTGTTTTCAGCTTGCCGGATGGAGGTCGCAGAGAGTCAGCAGAGCAGCACGCCGGTGATCAACTCAACGGTGAAATTTGGGCGCTTGGCACAGGACTTCAAGCAGCAGCTGAAGCTGTGGCGCGCGCACTCACGCATAACGCCTATCTCTGCCACGTATCAGCGTTTCGATGCGGCGGACATGAACACGCCGCTGAAGTCTTGGACGCTCTTTGTGAAAGACGCCTCTCTCGATGAGGCTGACGTAACGTGCTCGCTCACGCTGCAGAACCCGCTAAACAACAACATCGGCTTTCTCTACAACACCACGGAATTCCCAGGGCTCGCCAATGCATAAACCTGACTTCATTCACGCCATGGAGGGTAAGCCATGGCGCGATCGAGCGTGCTCGTTCGACGCGGCTGATTGCTGGGGGCTGGTGGTGCTGTATTACCGGCATGTGCTCGGCATAGAGATACACCAAACGCCGGACTACGAAGCTGGCAGCGACTTCCTGACGTGTTTTTCCGGTGATGTTGTGTTCTGGCATCGGGCCGAGAAAGCGGCCGACGGTAGCATTTTTATCGCGTATTACGGCGGTCAGCCAACACACGTAGGTTTGGTCATTGATGGGCAAGCATTCCATAGCCGCGGTGAGGCGGGGCATGTGCGCTTTGACAAGCTGCGGACGCTGGAGCGAGTTTTCACAAAATTGGAGTTTTACGACTATGCCGTTGATCGAAGTTCAGCGCGTGCCGGGGTTGCCTAAAGAACGTCATAACCTTCCCGCCGGCAGCATGTTCTATCCCTGGCTGAAATCGGCCAACCTTCACTGCGATGTTGAAATTCTGCGTAACGGCGTAAAGCTGCAGGCCGATGATGAGCTGAATTTCCCGCTTAACGAAGGCGACGTGATCAGCGTGTTCGACCAGCCGAAAAGCGGCACCATTGGCAAAGTGCTAAGTCCGATTTTCGCTCCGATAAAGTTTGTTCAAAAGATCCTGACGTCATTGCTTGGCCAGCCAAGTGCTGGCGTGGCGACAAGCAGCAACGCAAAGACCTCCCCGAACAACAGCCTGAAAGGGCAAACCAACATTGCGCGAAACGGTGAGGCAAAGCCGGACAACTACGGCCAGGTGCGCGCGTACCCTGACCTGATTCAGGAGTCGCTGTTTGAGTACGACAAGAACATCAAGAAGGTGACCGAGTGGATGAACTTCGGGCTGGGCCGGTATGACGTCACGTCAGTCAGGTACTCAGAATCGAACCTCGGCGCGCTGGCTGGCGCCTCATACCGTATCTACCAGCCAGGCGAGAACATCCCGCTGATCAATGAGGGGTTCGCTTTCGACGACATCGACGGCCAGGAGCTTCCTGGGCCGAACGAGAGCGGTGATTTCCCAGCAGAAACGGCGACGACGAACACCGACATGGTTTCTGGCGAGTTCATCGCCGGACAGGCAAAGGTGAAAATCAAGCAGAACAGCGACTTTGATTACTTCTATGACCTGTCTAAGCCTCATTCTGTGTCGTTTGTGGTCAATGTCACCTACAACACAGTATCAGGCCCAGTAACACGCGATATCACTGTATTTGCCGATCTCTTCAGTGCTACGACAACCGACGATGGCGCCCCAGTTAATCCGCAGTATTTCTACGAATTCACCTTCATAAACCTGGGGGGCAATGATATTGGGCAGATACCCGATGATGCGGTGATCAACACGTCGATATTCACGCTAAACGACAATGAACCTTTGGTAATCGGCCCGTCATTTTCACCAGTAGAGGGGACTCAGCTATGGATTCATCTGCAGGCGCAACTGGGGCATGGTGACTATGCACGAACAACGGTCACATGGTGGAAGATTGACGATGACAACAACCAGATACCAGGTACTACAGAGTTTCTAAACATCGGTCTAAACAACGATGACGAGAACGCGGATACCAAGTACGGGACAACCAAAATCACGCCGGCAGCCGGTTATGGTCGTTATGCGCTTCAGTTTGTCAGAACCAACAACAGTAACGATCACTCGATCCTGAAGGTTGAAGCTGTACACATCGTCAGGACGCGTACCAATGTTGTTTATCCGAATGACACGCTCGTAACCGTCACTGTCAGTGCGACAGAACGCGCGACCAGTGCAAGGGAGCGAAAATATAACGCTCTAATCACCCGCCACGTCATCAGCTACAACCTGGCCACACAGACAGTCGATTACACAGAAAGGCCGTCACGCTCGTTTGCAGACGCGGTATTGCACACCTGGCTAAAGATGGGTGGTCAGCCAGAGTCGAGTATCGACATCTACGAGCTTTACTCTATCGCGGCATCGTTGCCGGATCAGCGCCTGGGCTATTTCGATTACACCTTCGATGACGAAGATATCTCGCTGGGCTCTCGGATTCAGACGATCTGTGATGCGGCGACGGTAACCGCGTTTTGGGATGGCGGGGTGTTGTCTTTCACTCGTGATGAACGGAAGCCAAGCGCAACAACGGTGTTCAACCGCGCCAACATGAAAGCGGAGGAATACAGCCTTTCATACGACATGACGCTGCCCGGCGGCTTTGACGGTGTAGAGGTCAAGTATCGAAACCCGGTCACGAATAAACAGGCATTTATCCGCTACCGGATCGTCGGCAATTCGATTGAAGAGGGGGAAGCGGTAAAGGCGAAGAAATTCGACATGTTGTTTATCCGCAATTCGTACCAAGCGCGGGATCGGGCATTGAAAGAAGTTCGCCGGCTACTGTACTCACGGCAAACGATGGCTATCCGCGCGTTGGCCGATGGTGAATGGGTGAACGTCGGCCAGATGGTGCAGGTAGCCGATATCTACGACGCGAACCAGCAGGATGGCTATATCGTTGCGCGAAACAGCAACAACTTCGACACAAGCGAACGCATCGAATGGGCTGGGGATATGTTTGTCGTCATCACTGATGCAAGTGGCACTCCAACGGCACGCGTTCAGGCATACGCTCGCAGCGATACGACATTCGGTTTTACCGCCGCAGTGCCAGCAATAAACCTCAACATATTTGACGGCTACAACATCCAGTCGCCGTCTCGCTACGTTATTGCCACGCAAATGGAGATGGATGCCACTAAGTGGACGATCACCGAAAAGAAACCGAATGGCGACGGGACTACCTCGTTAACCATGTCTGAATACAACGATGAAATGTATAATTACGAGGTTACAGCGTAAATGACCACACCAACGAATAAGCCAATCCCAAGCGAGGACGTAAGGGATTTAAAGTTCAACTCTGGAAAGGTTGATGAAATTGTCAACTCAAACAATAAAACGTATACCGATAGGTTTGGTGTAAAGCGTTATACCTGGGCAGGCGCATTAGCTAATATCGCTCCTCTTGGTCATCCGTGGACGATTTCAGAAGCTAATGCGGCAATCTCATCTGGCGAAATACCCAATGGGGCATATTACTTCGTTTGGTCAGATGATAATCACAGTATCGCTGATGTTTGGCAAAACGTGAATGGAGTAGGCACAAAAACAGACAAAAGCTATCCATCCAGTGAGTTTCTTTACGATATTAGTGAAGAAGTATCAAACGCATTAGTTGAATTTAAAAACAGGGTGAGCATGGTGCCGAATGATCTGGCTGGTATTGACAGTAATATTGCTGCTGGTGTGCTTTTTCAGGATGGTTCATTTGCTCCATTGATGCTTGATGATGGTCATCATGTCTTTGCTGATAAAGATGGGAAGATGCAACGTGTTGCTGCTGATTCAGATCTGGTGGTAAAACCGTATTTCGAATCAAAACCCTTCATCCTTCCTGATGGCGCTGTATGTACTAAAATTGTCGTTGATACAGAGGACTATATTGTTGAAGCATGGACTGAAGACGGTGGATATTATTTTGCCACGCCGGACGGCCTAAAGCGCGTAGGCGATTTAAAACCAGCCGCCCAGCAGATAAAACAAGCGACCGCAGCCAGTGATACAGTTATGAACTACGGCGCGACGCGCATTTCTGTTTCCGATGATCAGCTTCCTGTGATGTATATCCTGCCGACGTTCGGCCAGTCATTGGCGCAAGGCTGGAGCACTTACGCTGATGACGTCTTGATCGCGACAACTCAGCTCTATCCAGACAATGCCTGGATGTTCAAATCAGACCGAGGTGCCGGTAAGGAGAACCCGAATCGCGGCCCTGCATTGATTGATGAAATTGTGCCGCTGAAAGATACCGTGAACGGTGGTTGGAAAGAGACTGCTTGCTCATCTTCGGCTGCGCATATTATCAGTGAAGTTGAAAAGCTGACGGGTAAGCGCATTCATATCTTGCGCTATGTTGCAGCTGAGGGGGGCAAGGCATACCGGAATCTAACAAAAGGGACGTTTTCTTGGTCTACCCTGGTGCAGGGGTTAATCGATGCTAAGCGCATCTGTGAACGCATGGGATTTAAGCCGGTGGTGTTAGGGCTTGATGTGAAAGCTGGCGAGACGGATATCGATGGCACACCTGGCATGTACGCCGATTTGTATACCCGATTTCTAAGGAACTTAGACAGGAACTATAATGCCGAAGTGAAGCGTATATTCGGCGGGGATCATCCTGACGTCCCTGTCTTTGTTGAGCAGTGCAGCTGGTGGCCGTATACCGAGTGGGATATTAAAAACGTTCGACAAGGGCAGTTGAGTGCGGACGGCTTTGGTAACATTCGATTCACTGGCCCAGGTTATCAATACCCGCACCCCGGCGATATTATTCACATTAACTCGAAGGGGCAAAATATGCGAGGCGTATCACTCGCGCGTGCAGTGGCTTTCGAGTGCTTTGGTACAGGGTTCATTCCTGTTAAACCGATGGATGTCTATTGGTCTGGTACAAACACTATCGATATTATCTGTTCTTCATCGGTAGAGATTATCAAAGATGTATCTGATGGGATTGTTAGTTCTGTTGGTCTCGGTACTGGTGGTGGATTTGGTATCCGTGCACGTGACGGTTCTATTATTAACATCACTGATGCCACCCCATTCGGTAAGATTGGGATCCGTTTGACCGTGGACAATCCAACGAATACGCGTAATGTGCAAATTAGCTATGCGCAACGTCGCACAGGTAGCAATAACCAGTCTGGGCCAATTGATGGCGCTCGCGGATTGTTCCGCACAAAGGATGGAATTACTAACCTCTATACCGGCGAAATTGAATATCAGTGGCTGCCTTCTTTCATTCGGGAGTTAAATTAATGTCTTATTCTATGGTTGTATTAAATACCGATCACAAGAAGAACAATCCAAACCTGCCAAAGCTTGATATTTCTAAACAAGAGATAGAAATCCTTCAGCTTAATCCATCCACTTGGATTGAAGCAAAAAGCGGAGTTACGAGCAGCGCTGGCGATGTTTCATCGGTTCAGGACAAAACCGGTAAGGCTATTTGGGCGCCGATATCGCCTATGAAACCGCGTATTATTACTGCTGGGAAAAGTTTTGCTTTGCGGTTTGGTCGTGCGGCATCTAACTCTGGCGCATTAATCGCAAACAATGCTTACGAGACATTCCCGATTGACGGTGTCTATTCAACATTTATTCTGTACCGCATCCCATTGCCAAACACTGAAGGATATACAGGAACAGGTGGCAATATCTGCGGGAACTATACTGCTCCGCCTGACTGGTTGCGTGTGCGGTTCGGGAACGATTCATTCCAGACTGACATTGTGTGGATCAACCACGGAGACACCGCAGCCAGCGTTCCGAGCAACTATCCGATCAACACAACAATTCCAGGATTTCGTGATAACCAGTGGCATATTGCAGCCATTGAGGTTACGAACAAAGTACACCGCTGGGAGCATGACGGATCGCTACTGCAGCAGCAAAACTTCGAAGCAAAAGGGTTTGCTACCGCTGATTCAAGACGACTTGTTATTGGTGGTGCAGGTAACCCATTGAGCCACGGTTTCCAGGGGGATATTGCTGCTCAGATTGTTATCCCTGGGCCATTGGCAGTTAGCGCCAAGCAGACGCTCTATGATCGTTTCAACTCGTTAAAGGCTGAACTGCAATCGTAAGCGGTCGCTGGGAGGGAATCCGGCTATTTGTAAAGCGTGGCAAAGTCGAATGCGAGCGCCGCATCAACGGCTTTGCCCTCTGTTTCGAATGGCGTTTCTGAGACGAGCGGCCAGCGCCCCTTGTGCCAAACATAAAGCCAGTGCTGCTGCTCCTCGTCCTCGCGTATCGCGAACATCGGAGGGCTGTTCTGCTGCGGTTCCGGGTATCTGTCGTTTTCGTTGAGAATGAAGATCTGCCGGCCGGCGAGGGTGATGCTGCCCATTGCTGCGCTCCGTTGGTGGGTGTGCAGTAATGGTAGCTGGTGGTGGGATTGAAGGGTAGGTATGGTGTCATATTGGTGACGTCACTACGGTGCCATTAAGGCGTCACTAATATGTCATCACTTGCCGATTCATGTCACTGTGAATGCAGAACGGCCTTTAATTACAATAGGTTAAACTTTATGTCACTTTCTTCTAAGCCGTAGGTCATAGGTTCGAATCCTATAGGGCGTGCCATTAGGTATCAATGAGTTACGCCTTTCATCCCGTCTTTCCAATTTCATCATGGGACAGATTTGGGACTAAACCTCCGAAAATCGCATCAATTTGCCTCGCATGCTCAGTGAGATGGTTCGGTGTAAGGTGAGCGTATCGCTGTACCATTTCTATGCTCACCCAGCCGGTCTATTCTCCAAAGCTCAGCTTTTCGACGGTCGTGCAATTTCTGCGCTTGGCGAATGATTAGGTATCCGGCCGCGGCGCCGCTGTTCCACCGGTGAAAACTCCTATTTCTCCCTCCCACGTTTATTCGCTAACGATGGTTCACTTCCCGCACCGGGCTCTCCGGTCGGGGAGTGAGTTCAGCACGCGCCGCACGGTGCAGCAATAAAAGACATGAATAACCTCAATAGGTTAGGAATTTTCTCGGTAACCCTGCAATCTGTAAAGGATTGATCGTTTTCAACGATCGGTAAGATCTTATTGATCTGCACAACCAATTATCTTTGCTGCACGGTCGCCGTTAAGATCGGGCAGGAT